GCCGGTGAGCACGGCACGCCGCGCGGCCACCTCGATGCTGTCCTTATGCCCGCTGGGATAGGTGACCATGGGCATGTCGTCTGCAAGGCTGTCCACGGCCTGCTTGACGGCGGTTTTGTAGTCAAAGGCACCGGTGCTCACTTTGCCCCATGCGGCGTCCAGCGTGCGCTCGAACGCGCCTGTGACAGTGTTTGCCGTGGTGGCCGTGATGTTCTGCCATGTGCCGCAGGTCTGCCGCGCACCGGCGTCCAGCAGGTTGTTGAGGGCGGCGCTTTCTTCAAAGGGCTGCGGCTCTTTGCCGTAGTGGTAATAGATGGCATCCTCCCGCTCCATGGCTTCGGTGGCGGCCTGCAAAAGCAGCCTGCGGATGGTGCTTTCGCTCTTGCCGGTGTACTTGGCCAGCAGCTTCACCACATCGTTGCGCAGCGCCTCGGTCTGCTGGTAGCGCCACAGCTGCCAGTTGGCGGTGGCGGTCACGGCATCCATCTTGCCGATGCGCCGGGCAACGTCCTGTAAGATCTCGTCCTCGACCTGCTGCCAGAGCTGTACAAAGGCATCCGGCATGGCATCGAGGTAGCTCGGCGGCAGCATCAGGCACCTCCGAAGGTGAGCTGCTCATCGGTCTGGCTGTCAGCCTTGGCCTCTGCCGCCCACTGGTGGGCCTCGTCCTCGCTCAGACCATACCGGGCGGACAGATACCGGCAGCGGGGCACAAGCCCTGCCAGAGCGTCCTCCCGCAGCTGTGCGGTGCGCTCCTGCTCGCTGACAATGTAGCTGTCGTCCCAGTTGACCGAGATGCTGGTGTCCGGGTCCACATCTGCACCCAGCAGGTTCTTTGCCGCCCACAGGATGGCCCGCAGAATGCCGATCAGTGCCGTCTCAATGGGGATCTGGTTTTTGTTGGCGTTCTGCACAAGGTCCTGTCGGCTGCCGGTGTACTCGGTGGCGGTGGCCACCTTGCCCAGCTCAAAACTGTAGCGGTGGCAGCCAAGCCCGCACTTGAAGCTCATCATGTCCAGAGCGTCCTGCACGGCCCGGTGGTTGTCCTCGGTGCGCAGGTCGGGGTTGTACTCCCGCCATGCGGCCGGCTGGTCGATGCTGCCTTCCGGTGCGGGCAGCTCGTAGAAGATCTGGCGGTGAACGGCATCCGGCGGCACAGCGTGCTCCACACCGTCCTTGTCCACCCACTTTTTGCACATGGAGCGGTCATAGAAAATTTTCTTGCCGCCTAGGCGGAGGTCCTGCCGGTAGTTGTCAAAGGCGTAATCCGCCATCTGGGCTGCGTCCAGCGCCTCGGAAAAGACGCTCATACCCAGCCCCATGCCGCCGTCGATGTTTTTGGCGACAGCCGGGCTGAACAGGCTGAACCATGCCGGCGCGCCGGTGACCGTGATGTGCTCCACCATGCCCGGCGGGGTCTTGGCCTTGGCAAATTTCGGCGTGCCGGAAACATCGTCCATCACCTCGAACCATTCATTCGTGATGGTCCGTTCGCCGCCCTTGCAGGTGTGGGTCTGCAGATAGACGGCGGGCTTACCGCCCATCACGCACTCGGACACAAAGGCGGCCTCGGTCACCACGCCCCGCTCCACGCTGATGGGCAGGATGCAGCAGGCGGGGTCATAGTCCAGCTGAATGCGCCCCTGCGGCGAGGGCAGGGCGTTCCCGGCGGCATCCACCGTTAGGCCTTCCACACTCAGCACAAAAGCACCGGTGCCGGACCAGTAGGCCTGCTCCACCAGCTTGTTGGCATTCTCCCAGAAATGCAGCTGCCGCAAAAGGCCGCCGGTCTGCTGCTCATCACTGCCCAGCAGGTAGGCGGCACTCTTTGCGTCGCCGATCTGGAAGGTGGTCTTGTCGTTGAGCAGCAGGTTTGCCCAGTCCTCGCAGACATGTTTCGGCATCCGCAGGGAAGCCAGACGCCGGGAAATGACGCTGCCGTCCGGGGCGTCCTCCTTCTGGTCGTGGATGTCGGGAACATCGCCCTTCCACCATTGCCGCCAGACTTCAATGTTGCCGTAATAATCCGCATCCAACTGCAGATGTTTGGTTTTGTTCAGATATTCGATAAAGGCCGAAACGTTCATCTTGCAGTCAGTCTCCTGTAATCACGCTCAATGGTGTACTCAAAGGCGTCGAGGGTGTCAATGTCGGTGGTGCCGTCGTCCAGACGCTCGTCCACGCCGGGGCGCTTCTGGCTCCACAGGGCGCTTGCAAGGGCGTCCCGCAGGGTGGCGGCCTCCGGCATATACCAAAAGCGCCCGCCGCCCATGAGAATGGACGTCAGGCGGATGCGGTCGATAATCTGAATTTTTGCGGAGTTATTCACCCGGTCGGCCAGCCAGTACAGTTTAGAGGCCCGCAGCCGGGTGCGGATGTGGTTGATCAGCGTCTGCTCGGCGCTGTCACAGAACATGTAATGGATCTCGCCGTACCGTGCGAACACGGCGGTGCAGAACTCAATGAGCTGCGCGGCGAGGAAGTCTGCATCCTGATTCTTCGGGTCGATGCGGGCGGAAGCCAGCCCCACGACACCCGCATAGTACGGCAGGATGCCGGTGGCCACGAAGGCGTGCCAGGAGCCGTTGCCGCCGAAGTCCACCCCGATGTGCACCCGCCACGGCTTGCAGGGCTTGTTTGCGGGCCAGAGGAAGCGGGTGTCACCCTTGCCAATGCTTTCGGCAAAGGGCTTGTAGATGATGCCTTCAGCCGCCACCCAGCGCCCCAGCACATAGCGGTCATAAAACACGCCTGTGAAGGACTGCTCATACCGCTGGATGGTCTCTTCGGACAGTCCGGGGTTGTCTCGCAGCACAAAATGGATGTGCTGGGCGTTGATCTCGCCCTTGTCTGCCTTTTTGATCCAGTCGGTGTAGAACCAATGGGACGGCGCTGCCGGGTTGCAGGAAAACCAGACCTTTGCCCCTGTGACAGAGCAGCGGATCATGGCCTGGTCCACGAACGAACGCGGCTGCAGAACGACCTCATCAATCAGGCATCCCGCCAGCGTGCGGCCTTGAATCAATGCATAGCTGCTTTCATCCTTGCCGCCGAACACCTCAAACACGTTGGTGACGCTGCCCTTGGAAATGGTCATGGTCTTGTCGGTGCGGCTCCACTTGATGCGGTAGCTCTTCCGGGCGTACTGCATCGCCATGTAAGGCTGCACGATGTTCTTGGTTGCGCTGTCCACGGTCTTGCCGCAGATGCCGAAGCGCCTGCCGCTGAACCGCTCCATGGCATCATCCACAAAGCCCACCATCATGAGGGAAGTCTTGCCGGAACGCACAGCACCGTCACAGATCAGGTAGCTGTAATCCGAAAGCCGGAACTGCAGAATCTGAAGCTGCTTCTCACCCAGTGCCATGCTTGCCCTCGCTCAATTCAAACAGCGCCTTGCTCAGATCGTCCACCGGCGTCTCCTCGTCCAGCACGGCGGCCTGATCCTTGGGCTTGTCATTCCAGCCGAAGTTCGCCCGCAGGCTGAACTGTGCGCCGTTGGTGCCGTCCCGGTCGAACAGCCGCTCCTCGGCGTACTGCTCACAGCGGGCCTTTGCGCGCGTAATCGTGTTTACAAATTCGGCCTTGCCTTGATATTCCAGCAGCGATTTACGGGATGCAAACCCCAAAGCCAGCGCCAGACCCGTCACGGTGGGCGGGCGCTGGTGCAGATAGATCTCATTGCCGTGCTTGTCCAGAACCGGGCCGTTTTCGTCCTGCATCAGCTCGCCCTCGCAGTCCGCAAAGTAAGCGTCGATTTTGGTCTGCATCTCTGCAGCAGTTTTGTATTTCGGCGGTGCGCCCACCGGATTTTTCTTCTTGTAGGCCACCGCCACCACCTCTCTAAACTCATGCAAAAGAAAAACCGCCCGGAAATCCGAACGGTCAAAATATTAAAATAAGCAGCACCCAATACATTCAGTTCGTTGGACAACGTCAAACGGGCGGGTGCTGCTGCATCCGGAACTTTCGCGGCCGGATGCCCCGCTATTGCGCGGCCCCCTCTAGGGTGCGCAAGTGGTGTGCCTGGCGGGGCTCGAACCCGCGGCCCCCGGATTAAAAGTCCGGTGCTCTACCAGCTAAGCTACAAGCACAGAAAGCCGCCCTTGGAATCGAACCAGCCGTGTCTACACACATGCGCTGCGCTCCAAATTGCGCTCAGGCGGTCATATAAAAGCCGGTATGTTTCCATACCGGTGAATCTGACGCACATCCGGCCGGAAAAGCCTGAAACCGGCTTGTGGATTCTATGGCCTCCGACGGCGTGCGGAGGTTCGACGAGGAAGGGAAGGAAAGAACCTTTCTCCCTCACACGCCAGCCAAAAGTGGGGATGGGCCCATGCGTCAGGGAAGCACCGCCTACGGGGTCGGCGGCAAACTGGTGTTCCGGGACGGATTTGAACCGCCTGCTTGCTGCTTCAATAGGCTGCTGCTCTCCCTGTTGAGCTACCGGAACATAGAAGCAGCCCGCGCGCCGCGTGGTCAAGCAGCGGGGACACGGTGCGGAGACTGCGTAGATCGGTTTGCCTTTACGGCTTTGCCGATGGTACAATTCAACCACAGAGTTTGCTGCCCTGTAAATGCCGCTGGGCGTAAAAAACAGGGCGCTTCAGGTTGTGCGGATTGCACAAATCAACTAAGATTCAGCTCGGTTACGACCTCGGCAAGCTGATGCAGACCGGCAGAAATCGCGTGGGAGACTTTTTCAGGGCCGGAATAGCCGACCATCGGCGCAATGTCTGCCTGCTTTTTTCCCTCGACGTAATACAGGATCAGGCAGCGGCTGCGCTTGATGGACGCCGGGTCTGCATGGAGCATGTAGGCCACTTCAATGGCTTCCTTCTGCATCTCGGCGTACTGGCATTTCAGCTCGGCAAGGTGCTGCTCGGCATCCATGGCAGCATCGCTGTTGCGGCCTACCTTGTCGCTGGTGCCGGAGCGGCCCGGTGCGCCGGATGTGCCGGATGTGGTCGTGGTGGCGGCATTCCGCAGGCTTGCAATGTGCTCTTGCTGCTGGCAGATCCGTGCCCGCATTTTCGGCAGGCGTTCAAACCACGCCCGCAGCTGCTGCACATTGCTGGCTTCGCCCGGCTTTGGTTCGTCGCTCTCAGGTGTCCATTTGCGGATCATGCGTTGTCCTCCATTTCTTCCAGCTTCCTCAGCAGCCCGTCCACGTCATACCGCCAGTGCACCCGCAGCTGGTGCTGCTCCACCTCGATGCCGTGCAGGGCGGCCCACTGCCACGGAATACTTTTGCGGGTCTGGGTCCGCAGAAAGTCCAGCACGGCGCTTGCGGGCACCGCAAAGGTGCGGTCCACCTTGCCACGGTAGTTGATGACCACATGGGCTGTCTGGCCCCTGTAGGCCGCCGCAGCGGCCATGTCGGTGATGTGCTTCAGCTTGTGGTATTTCTGTTTGTCTCGGTCGAACCGGCCCAAAATCTTTTCTAACGGGATGCTGGGCGTCTCGATGGTCTTTAACTCGAAATAGTGGTGCATGGGGTAGCGGTAGACGTCAAAGTCACAGATGTTGTCAATGGAAAAGCTCAGGCTCTCGTTGCCGCCGTAGTAGCTGGCGGCGCTGTCCTTCAGGCGGTAGCACCACGCATCCGACGGCATGGATTTCTTCCAGTCCGCTTCAAACTGTTTTCCGGTGTTCAAATCCTTCTCCTTTCGGTACAGCTGCCGGAGGGCGGCCCCGGCGGTGGGGTCCGGGTAGTATTCAGAGTTCCGGTACATGGGGGTCGTCCCCCTTTGCTGTGCTCTTCTTCAGCCGCTTCAGGCTCTGTTCAATGGGCGTGGTCAGGAAGTCGTTCCCGCCGGGCTCCGGTCGGCTCACGGGCCGGTTTCGTCCGCTCCCGACGGGATGGGCTTTCCGGTAGTCCTCCACCGAGTGGTACTTGCCGGCCTCTGCCTCCTGCAGCGCTGTGCGCACATAGGCCCAGCTGTGGCCGCCCAGATCCGCGCACCTGCCGATCACGGCAGACACCAGCTCATAGCCCAGCCGGTCGGCGTATTCTGTCAGCTCGGCCTTGCCTTTGCCGTTCAGCTTGCCGACGCTGCTCTCGAACTCTATCACAAGGGGCTGTGTCGTCGTCCTCGTCCGGGTCGGCTGCGCAGCAGACGAGGACTTGTTAGCTTGTTGGTTGGTTATAATGGTTAAGTTGTTGTCGGTCGCCTGTCGGTTGCCTGTCACCTGCCTGTCACTTTGCCTGTCACCAGCAACGATGGATGTATAATTATTGATTGATATGACGCTGTATTTTGACCCGGTTTTGACTGTCAGATACCCTGTCACCTGTAGGTGCTCCAGAGCCGTCCGGACATTCCGGACGCTCAAACCGAGCTGTTTTGCGAGCTGTGACTGGCTGGTGACCAGCTCACCGGGGTGGATCGTGATGCCCTGCCATTGCTTCTCCTGCCAGTTTGCGGTAAGCAGCAGGTGGAAGAACAGCCGGGCGGTGTTGGGCTCGGTGTACCATTCCCACTCGGTCAGGCCGCGGGGAAAGGCTACGAACCCGCGTGTCGGGTCAATGCCCACGGCCGGACCTCCTTTCTGTGAGACGGGTTAAAACGGCAGGTCATCGGTGTCTTCGATGAGGGCGTCGTCTGCGGGAAGGTCTGCGGCGGGTGCTGTTGCACTGCGGGTCGCATAGTCGGCAAGGTGCTCACCGGGGTACATCTGGCCGCCCTGCAAAGAGGTCTGCACAGGGGCCGGGGCCGGAGGCGGGTCAAAGGGCGTTGCCTCCTCGGTGGGGGACATCTCCGGCACGGCAGGGGCAGCCATCATATCGGCCAGCGTCTGCATCCACCGGAAGGTCACCAGCCCGCCGGGTTGGATGTCATCAGCGTCCACG